ATGGGAGGCTTTGATTCTTTTGGGGATGCAGTGGCAAACCTAATAGGACAAATCATTGGATGGTTTTTAGACTTAGGAAAGGTTGTAACTACCATTATTGATGCTATTTTTGGCACAGACTGGACGGCAGGACTGGAAAGTTTACGTCAAGATGTTATTGCCTGGGGCAAAAATGAAAATGCAATCACAGTTGAACACAGCGCGCCTCAGCTTGACAGAATTCAATATGGTGATGCATGGAACACAGGATACAACATAGGAAAAGGCATTGAACAAAGTGTCGGAGATATGTTTGGGTTTGATGGCGTGGGAAGCCCTCTGCAAAGCATGGGCAGCGACCTTGCAGCAGTTGCCGGAAATACCGGAAAGATGGCTGATGCAATGGAAATCACAAAAGAGGATCTCAAATACATGAGAGACATTGCAGAGCAAAAGGCAATCAACCGATTTACCTTTGCAGATGTATCTGTTCAGATGACAAACCACAACAATGTTAATTCCGAAGTTGACCTTGACGGCGTTGCAAATCATGTTTTTGATGTGCTGTATGAACAGTCGCAGATGCTTGCAAGAGGTGTGCATAAATAAGGAGGGGACAGGATGTATCATGTTTATATTGCTGGGATGGAGCTTCCTGTCACTCCTTCCAAGATTACAGCAACCATCAATAATCAAAATGAAACGGTGAATCTGATAAACGAGGGAGAAGTAAACATCCTGAAACAACCAGGATTAACTTCTTTCAGCGTGCCGATTTTGTTACCAGCTACGCCCTATACTTTTTCCAACAATTCCATTGATATAGCAACCATGCTTGCACATCTGGAAAGTTTAAAAGTTGAAAAAGCGGTATTCCCGTTCATTGTGTCCCGCGTGACACCAGGAGGACAGCTGCTGCATGATACAAGCCTCAATGTGTCACTGGAAGATTACAACATTGTAGACGATGCAAAAGAGGGCATGGATACAACCGATACTGCAAATTTTCTGCAGTATCGAGACTGGGGAGCAAAAACAGTTAAGATAAAGCAGGGAAGCACAACAGGAAGCTTGGTTTCTGCAGGCGTATCTGCAGGGGGAAAACAGCCTGCTAAAAGCTACACTGTGCGGGAAGGTGACACGCTGTATAATATCTGTCAAACACAGCTTGGAAACGGTGAAAAATATCTTGAGGTTGCAAAGAAAAACGGAATTAGCAATCCGAGCATCATATCAGCAGGGCAGGTGATCGTATTTTGAGCGAATACAAAAACGATATTGTCCTGCTGATTGAATCAGGAAACACTGTGATCCAGCCAGCTGTCAAGGATGACATCACATGGGAAACAAACCGAAAAAACACCCCAGGGAAGCTTACTTTTACAGTAATACAGGACCAGGGAATTGAATTTGCAGAGGGAAGTGCCGTTTCACTACAGGGGAACGGCATCCCTCTTTTTTTTGGGTTTGTTTTTTGTCGAAGTAGAG